TGCAATTAACGCATTTGAAATTGCAACAAGTTTTATCTCGTATGGTTCCTGATGGTGTTTATATGGATGCTGATGGTTTAGCAGAGGTTGATCTAGGTAATGGTACTAATTATAATCCACAAGAAGCGTTAAACATGTTCTTCCAAACCGGTTCTGTTATTGGTAGATCGTTTACTTCTGAAGGTGATGCTAATCCTGGTAAAATACCTATTCAGCAAATAAATAATGGCGCTGGTGGTAATAAGATACAGAGTTTAATCCAGACTTACAACTACTACTTGCAAATGATCCGTGATGTCACCGGACTTAATGAAGCTAGAGACGCTTCAACACCAGATAAGAATGCTTTAGTTGGTATACAAAAACTAGCAGCTGCAAACTCTAACACAGCAACTAGACACATATTACAATCTATGTTGTTGTTAACAGCAGAATCTGCTGAGGCTTTATCTTTGAGAATATCAGACATTATAGAGTACTCTCCTACTAAAGAAGCTTTTATACAAAGTATCGGTGCTCATAATGTAGCTACTCTCGAAGAGATGGGTGAGTTACATCTTTATGACTTCGGTATATTTATAGAGTTAATGCCTGATGACGAAGAGAAGCAGATGTTAGAGAATAATATTCAAGTAGCGTTAGGTCAGAAGTTGATAGACCTAGACGATGCTATAGATTTAAGGGACGTTAGAAATGTTAGATTAGCAAATCAACTACTTAAAATAAAGAGGAGAAAGAAACTTGAGAGAGATCAAGCAATGCAACAGCAAAATATCCAAGCTCAATCTCAAGCCAACCAACAAGCACAACAAGCAGCTGCTCAGGCGGAAATGCAAAAGAACCAGCAGAAAGCTCAAATTGATCAACAACTTGAGCAAGCTAAGAATCAAATGAAGATAGATTACTTGAAGCAAGAAGCTATGGTCAAAAAGGAATTAATGGATCACGAGTTCCAAATTAACATGCAACTTAGAAACATTGAGAATGAAACGATAGATAAGAGAGACGACAAGAAAGAAGATAGGAAAGACCAACGTCAAGATAAACAAGCTGAAAATCAACAAGCAATAAAAAGAGGTGAATCACTTAAAAAGTTTGAATCATCAGGTAATGATATAGTTGGAGGTGGACTTGGATTAGAGAGGTTTAACCCCCGATAGTTTTTAATTTTATAATATTTTATTATGGCAGAAGAAGTAGAAAACGTAGTTGAAGAGACTACAGAGCAACCGGTTGTAGAACAACAAGTTGACGAATCAAAATTTGAAAGCGCTGGCGATGATAGCGTTATTAAGATAGACTTAAGTAAACCACCAACCAATGAAACTACAGAAACAGAAGCTGACGCAGCAGGAGTGGTGGGACGCGATGAAAACGCCGAACCCACAGAAGAACAAGAAGAAGTACAGCCGCAAGGAGAAGTACAAGAAGCAGAAGCACCAGTACTAGAAGAAGTAACTGAGGAGGAGGTTGAAGCTGTAGAAGAGCAAGTTGAAGAAGCTATAGCGGAGGCGGAAGCTACCGGGAAACCTCTACCTGAAAATATTCAGAAGTTAGTTGACTTTATGGAGGACACTGGGGGAGATTTAAACGATTACGTGAGTTTAAATAGAGATATAGAAAAACTGGACGACTCTGAGATACTTGATGAGTATTATAAGAAAACTAAATCTCATCTATCAGCTTCAGAGAGAAACTTTTTATTAGAAGATAAGTTTGGATTTGATGAAGACATCGATGATGAACGCACGATAAAATCAAAGAAAATCGCTTTAAAAGAGCAAGTTGCCGAAGCGAAGTCCTACTTAGACGGGCAAAAGTCTAAATATTACGAAGAGATTAAAGCTGGAAGTAAACTCACTGATGAGCAGCAGAAAGCTATGGATTTCTTTAATCGTTACAATAAGGAATCTGAAGAGACTAAAAAGCTAACAGAAACTAACAAGCAAGTTTTTCAACAGAAAACTAGTAATCTATTCAATGACAAGTTCAAAGGTTTTGACTATAATGTTGGAGATAAGAAATACAGGTTTAATGTAAAAAACGTAGACGATGTTAAACAAACCCAAAGTGATCTGAACAATTTTACCAAAAAGTTTTTGGATAAGAATAATCAGATGAAAGATGCTAAGGGTTATCACAAGTCTTTATTTACAGCAATGAATGCTGATGCTGTTGCTCAACATTTTTATGAGCAAGGGAAAGCAGATGCAATCAAAGATACTGTAGCTAAAGGTAAGAATATTAACATCAACCCTAGAGGCACTCACGGAAGTGAACAAACTAGTGGTATGAAAGTTAGAATATTAGGTGAAGGATCAGATGATTTTAAATTCAAAATTAGAAAAAGAAAATAATTAATTTTTAAATTAAGAAATTATGGCAATTACTCCCGGTGGTAATTTGAATAGTGTACCAAGCGCACAGAAGCAAACACTTTCATCAAACTACCTAAACTTAGCTACAGGAAGCGCGGATACGCTTGGATGGGCTCAACAATATGTTCCAGACCTAATGGACAAGGAAGCTGAAGTGTTCGGACCAAGAACAGTTTCAGGATTCTTAGCTCAAGTAGGTGCTGAAGAGGCTATGCAAGCTGATCAAGTTGTATGGTCTGAACAAAGTAGATTACACATCTCTTTGAAAGGTACTATTGATCAAGACGGTAACGTTGATTCTTCTGGCGCATATGGTTCTTTTGCGGTAACATCTGATATTGACGGAAACGTTGGTGTTGATGGATTTACTTTAGCTGACCACGGTGTTCGTGATCACGATATAGTTTTACTTTCAACTCCAGGTGTTGTTGTTAGAGCTATGGTTGTAAAGATAGACGGTGTTAATATAGGTCTTAGAGCTTATAACGCTGGCACTTTAGCTGCTTTAGCTGAAACAGTTAGCGGTTGTACTTTATTAGTTATCGGTTCTGAGTATAAGAAAGGTGATAACTATGATGGTTTAACTACTAAAGGATCTAACGAGCCTACTTTCAAATCTTTCCAAAACAAGCCTATTATCATGAAAGACAACTATGTTGTTTCTGGTTCTGACGCTTCTAGAATTGGTTGGGTTGAAGTTACAGGTGAAGAGGGTCAAAGTGGTTATTTATGGTACTTAAAAGCTAAAGGTGATACTGTAGCTAGATTTACTGATCACTTAGAGATGACGTTACTTGAGGCTGTTAAAGGCTCTAACTCAACACACGTTGATGGTGAATTGGGCTACGCTACTGAATCCTCTGCTGGTACTGAAGGTTTGTTTGCAGCTATTGAAGATAGAGGTAATATAACTTCTGGTGTTACTGGTGTTAACGCTGCAACTGATTTAGCTGAATTCGATGCTATCTTAGCAGAGTTTGACAAGCAGGGTGCTATTGAAGAGAATATGATGTTCATTAACAGAGCTACGTCTCTAGCTATGGATGATATGTTAGCTTCTATGAATTCTTACGGAGCTGGTGGTACTTCTTATGGAGTGTTCGACAACGACGAAGATATGGCTTTAAACTTAGGTTTCTCTGGTTTCAGAAGAGGTTCTTACGACTTCTACAAATCTGACTTTAGATACTTAAATGATTTAGCTACTCGTGGTGGTATCAATGCTACTGCTGGTTCTGAAGCTATTCGTGGTGTAATGGTTCCTGCTGGAACATCTACTGTATACGATCAATCTTTAGGTAAAAACCTAAAACGTCCATTCTTACATGTTCGTTATAGAGCTTCTGCAACTGATAATCGTAAACTGAAAACTTGGGTTACTGGTTCTGTTGGAGCTACTACATCGGCATTAGATGCGATGGAAGTTCATATGCTTTCAGAAAGATGTTTAATCGTTCAAGGTGCAAACAACTTTATGTTGATGAAGTAATATAAGATGGGGCTTCGGCCCCACCTTATTTTTTTTAATTTTTATTATATTATATTATGGCTAAAAAGCAAACAGTAAAAAAGCAAACTGCTACTGAAGCAGTTGTTGAACAGGTTGAAGTAAGTGTAATTGAAAAACCAGTTATGGTTGAAACACCTGTTAAAACACCTAAAGATTCTTGGGTTATAGAGGATAAAGTTTATTACCTAAAAGCAAAAAATAAACCTCTATCAAGATCTATAAAATCATCAGGTGTTTATTTCTTTGACGAAGAGAAAGGATATGAAAGAGAGTTAAAGTATTGTCAAAATCAAAGAACTCCATTCGTTGACGAAATGATTGGTGATCAAAGATTAGAACATATAGTTTTTCGTAACGGTGCATTGCACGTTACAAGAGAAAAACAAACACTACAAAGATTATTATCATTATACCATCCAGACAAAGACACTCTGTATTACGAGTATAAACCTCAAGTTATAGCTGAAAATGAATTAGATTGGTTGGAGTTTGAAGTAGAAGCTTTAACGGCAGCTATGAATCTTGATGTAGACATGGCTGAGGCTGTTATGCGTGTTGAGATGGGATCTAAAGTATCTAGGATGAGTTCTAAGGAACTTAAAAGAGATTTACTATTATACGCTAGAAAAAACCCTAAATTATTCTTAGAGTTAGTAAATGATGATAATGTATTATTAAGAAATTTTGGTATTAAAGCAACTGAGCTAAACATTATAACGTTATCTCAAGATCAAAGACACTTCACGTGGGGATCTACTGGTAGAAAACTTATGACAGTTCCGTTTGACGAACACCCGTACTCCGCACTTGCACAGTGGTTTAAAACTGATGAAGGTATGGAGATATACACTAATATTGAGAAGCGGTTATCATAACCGTTTTTCTTTCCAATTAATATCACAAACCTTAATCCTTAAACTTTAAACCTTAATTCATAAACAATTATTAATTATTAAACAAAAAAACAAATGAACGAAACAATTCTTTATTTCGCTGATGCTGATTTATCTGGCGCTGGATCTGGTGCTTATAAAGCATCTAGATTTATGGGTCTTGATCAGACAGGTGGTGCCGCTGCCACGTTTTATTTTCAAAATGAAGACTTTGAAGAAGCTGAGGAAGACACAGTTGCTGTAACTTTCTCAGGATCTTTTAGAGTTTTCGCAAGAGCTGTAGCTGGAGTTATAAACTCTAAAAAAGCTTTTGTTACAATGGCTGATGCTATCAATGGTGAATATTTTAGTTACCCAGGTGGGGTATTATCTGGAACGCCAACAGTTGTTCAAAACTAATATTAATACTAAAATATAAGACAATGATAAAATTCGGATATTTTGAAACAGGTTCTAATGACGCTTTAATGGTTCCTTTAAAAAACTATTTAGGTATAGAGCCTACGAACGATAAGTCATGTACAATGCATTTCAAAAAAGTTGATAATGCATTAGATACATCTACTGTTGTAGTTGAATTTACACCAGGTAAAACAACTGAAGCTCTAGAAACTATACATGAAGTTATGGGTGCTAACCCTAAAGATGGATTTATAGTTATTGGAGATGATAATGATTCAAACTTTATTAACCACGGTGATATTACTGCTTTAGGAGCTATAACACTATAAAACATTATATGATGGCAAACGACATATATTTATATTTTTCAGATGATATTACCGCAACTAAAGCATCTACAACTACGGCTGATCAATTGGTTACAGTAGCTGATGGAGCTCCTTTTGCTAACATGCCTGTTAGCCCCATAACTGTCGCAGACGCAGCAGCGGGTAAAGGTTGGTTACATGAAGGGATGGCCGAGCTAACTATGGATGCTGCTCACAATGACGGTTCTGGTGATGTGCATTTATTTGGCACTCACTACGGTACTGTTGCTGATGATCAAGCTAACATAGTTGTATCACCTTACGCTATTTCTTATGCTGAAGGATCTGGTGATGGTGATATGACACTAAGAACAGTTGCTCAAGACGCTGTTTACGGTATAACTCAAAGTTCGAC